AATTTGAAGGTTTTAAGTTGATTATTGATGTCGAAAGTTTATCTGAGTTAAAGAACTTATATAATAGGTTTCATGTATCTTCTAAATCAGTTAATAAACAATGTAATAACGATTGGTGTATACCTTGTTCAATGGATGATATTCATGCCGTGGTATCAGATGAGCTAATTAAACTAACTGAATTATAACACCTAAAACCCTGACACACAGTACTCTATTGGCCTAGTTGGTTGGTAGGGTACTCTGGGTGTTTTGAAAAGGTTGGTGCGTGATTACCCACCAAATAACACATATCATAATCTCCAACTGACATACTTCCAACTGACAATTCAATAGGCTATAGGATTAATTCAATAAGGGTAAAGCGTCAGCTTCATCTATATAATATACAATAGTTCTTGCAAATAGGTTTTAGATAGTTATAGACACTAAGTAGATGACTTCGTTACCTTCATTTCATTCAGGATTGTAAGTATGCTTAGGTTTTATAAAATAGCTATGTTAATAACTATCTAATATTGATAATAACTCAGAAGTAATTAGGTGTCTAAATAGTTGCATATTAAAAATTTTTTCACTAACTTTACAATAGTTGAGTATTTAGCTAGTTGATTAGTTTTTTATTAACCAAGCCATGAAATGGTAAAGCGTCAGCTTCATAGTAATTTAAATAGTTTTTATATGTTTTTATGTTTTAGTTGGGTTTGTATTAGTTTTACATTTTATTGTTTTTGCGTAGCTATTAATAATTCTATTAATGAAAAATAATATGAGAAAGTTACCAGAAAGATATAAAGCTCAGAGCTACTGTTTGAATAACTCTATACTTATATATCCAATACCTGTATCAAAGACTACATGGAAGCTAGAAGTTAGTTATAGAGGTCAGAAACCTATAGTTTCAAAAGAGATGTATAATAAGAAACAGTTAAACGATAAGACGTGGGAACTGTATGTTCATTTTTATAATAAAAGAGATAGTTAACTACGCAACTGACATGAATAAGACAATAAGATTTATATTAACATTAGCCTTGGTTATATTCTTAGCAGGAATTGGCTTAGGCTTTTTAATTGGAATATATTATGAAGTATTATAAGCATAAAGAAAAAGAAGTCTACTGTTGTGTAGTTGGAAACTTAGCTACGTTTAGTAAATGGAAATGGAAAGGAGACACCTGTGTAGAAGAGAAGACAAGTAAAGAAGTAACAGATGCTTTTAAGATAGCATTTGAAGAGTGTACTAAAGTAGATTATAATAATGATTGGGGAATTAAATTAGAGAAAGCATGAATAGAAGATTAGATGAATTAATGGATGCGATTGACTTACAAGATGTATTTGCAACTGCCAAGTATCTTGATAAGTTAGGATTTATTGCAAGAGATATGGATTTAGAAACTCTAAGAGAGTTGAATGTAGAGATATATGAACTAGTAAAGGCTAAAGGCTTACACTAAACTAACCTTAGTTAATTTTTATATGAAAGATACATTGGAAATAGAAGTACCGTCATCACTTGATAGTATTACTTTAAAACAGTATCAGAAGTGGTGTGAGCTTGTTGAAGCAGTTGGTGATAATCCAGATGGAGGATTGCTAGATAAAGCACTTGTTAGAATATTCTGTAAAGTTCCAAGGAAAGAAGTTGATAAAATAGACTTCCTTGAATTTGATAGGGTGTTAGAGGTTTTAAGAGAAACATTCAATGCTAGGTCAGAAACTCTTATTGAGAGATTTACTATGAATGGCATAGAGTATGGATTTGAACCTAACATGGAGCGAATGAGTACAGCAGTTTACATAGATACAGAAGGTAATCTGGAATGGCAGGACTTTCACGTAGCTATGGATGCTTTATACAGACCAATAACATTCAATAGAAAGGCTTACGGAGTAGATCAGTACGCTATTGAAGATTATGAACCTTGCTTAAAGAAAGCAGAGTTAATGAAACAAGCACCTCTTGACGTTGTTATGAGTGCTAGAGTTTTTTTTTGCAATTTAAGCATGGACTTGTTGAAGACTTCCCTGAGCTATTTGGAAACAATGAAGAATCAGAGCAAGGATTTCAATCAGCAGAAGCAGTATTTGCAGCTAAAAACGGATGGTATAACTCAATTTATACACTCGCAGGAGGTTCTTACACGAAGTTTGATGAGGTTGAAGCATCACCAATCATTGCGTCATTAAGATACCTTACATACGAAAAAGGAAAGATTGAGTTAGAGAATAGAAGAATAGAAAAAAGCATGAAACGATGAGACAGTATTATTTATTAATGGATGCACTCAAAGAGTATCTACAAGCAAATCCTAATGTAAATACTATACATGAAGGAGATTTCTTTAAGGTTGACCTAAGTAAAGAATCTGTATTTCCTCTTGTGAATATGGATGTAGTTACTGTAGAGTTTCTTGAACACTATAATAGGTTTACTATGCAGATAGTAGCTGCTGATATAGTTGACGAAACAAAGACCAACGAAAAGAATATGCAAAACGTATTCCATGGAGCAAACAATCTACAAGACATATACAATACTCAGTTAACTGTTATGAATCTATTGCAGTCTACTTTAAAGAGAGGTAGCTTAAATGATATAGATTTTGTATTAGACAAAGATGAGTCATCAGTTGCAACTCCATTTGAGCAAAGGTTTGAAAACTTACTTGCAGGATGGGTGTTAAACGTTATTATAGATATACCAAACGATGATATATCAGTTTGCTAATGGATATACAAAGAAAAAATACATTAGCCTTTCTTAGCAACTATACGGACAAAGTAGTTGAGAAGACTAAATTAGAGATCCTAAGGAAGCGTAAAAGACAGTACGGTACAAGAACACTAAACACTCCTATAGAGTCTTCTGGAGAGGGTAGAAAGAGCATACATAAGGTGTCTGACACAGATGGTTTTAATGTAGTTGGTAACGATTATCTTGAAGATGTAGATGAAGGAACACAGAGCACAAAAGCAACTCTATCAGAGATTATAGCTTGGATGAAGAAGAAACCAGTGCTTGTTACAAACTCAAAAGGAAAAGTTATAAAACAGTCCTCAGAAAGAAGAGATGCTGTTGCAAGAATAATACAAAGGAAGTTAGTGTTTGAAGGAATAAAGCGAACAGCATTTCTAACAGACCTTGTTGATAGAAGTATTGTTATGTTAAACGGTATTGAAAACGCTGTTGCAGATGATGTAGTTGCTGATATGGGTAAAATACTTGAAGCACATGGATTCGTAGAAAAAGGAGAGAAATACATTTTAGATATAAAAAGATGAGTAAAATAAACGTAAGAGCACCATTTCATGTATATACATACAATGAAGACATGAGTTATGCTGAGGTAGAGCTTAGGATTTATACAGGAGATATATCAAATGAACCTTCTTTAGCAAATCAAGTTCTTAGATCCACAGCAATAAACAATGAAGTAACTATAGATATATCACAAGTTTTAAGAAGTTACATAGATGATGTGTTTTCTGGAGATTATAGTATAAATCCTCCATGGTGTAATGTACTGCTTATTGTTTATGATTCAGATGGTATTGAAATAGCAGGTTCAAATACAACATACAGTGTTTTCGAGGGATTTCCTTATTTTGAACTAGGAACAAACGCACAGTTAAACGACGTTGTAATGATGTCAAATAATACTATCATAGCAAATGACTACTACCCTATAGAAGTACCTGTGTACGTAAAGGATTATGACGTAACAGTTGATTACTATAGCAAAGGAATACTTGAATACACCTCAACAAAGACTTTCGTGGATAACTCAGATCAGGTTGTTCAGTACACTAGTAATTCGGTAGGGGACATAGATATGTTTGTAAGCAGAGTTACCCTTGATGGAGGGGTGGTAGAGGCAAAGGAATGTGTTAAAGACGCTTATGACGACTATTATAGCTCTATGGATGTAGACTACATAGTTGTATCTTATAACGGAATAGAAGAGATTATACCTGTAAAAGAGGTTGAAGAATGTAAATACAGCACATACAAGGTTACGTTTAAGAATCTATACGGTGTATGGCAAGATTTGTGGTTCTTTAAGCGTTCTGACCTAAGTATAACAACAAAATCAGAAGAGTATAACTCACAAGTGCTTTCTGGAGGTCAATACAGTACAAATAGACATCAATACAAGACTTTTACAAAGAACGGTAGAGAAAAGCTAAGTCTTAACTCAGGCTACTATCCAGAAGATTATAATAGTGTTTTTAGAGAGTTGCAGCTATCTGAGCAGGCTTATGTTACATATGATGGACAGGTACTACCTGTAAATATAAAAGACGGTCAGTTCGCTTATAAAACGAAACTAAACGAGAAGTTAATTAGCTATTCAATAGAGTTGGATTTTGCTTTTGATAAGATAAACAATATTAGATAATGGCTTTAGATATATACGTAAGAGATGATTACGATAGAAAGACAAACTTTGTTACTTCATACGGGGATTCTCTTGGAGGTGTTCCTATGACTTACTTTGTTCAGACAGCAGGCGTAGATGTAATTGGTGAAGGAACTCAAATAGGATCTATTGTAATAAACGAAACAACAGGAGCGTCAACAACCTTGATAGATATACAGTTTACAAACTACCTTGTGTTAGATTCTCAGATAATATCTAACTCAACAGACATTTACAGTGTTCAAGTTTCTTCGGAATACGCAGAAGATAGATACAGTAAACTAGACCTTTACGATGACGAGCCAATAGAAGTAACTGAGAACATAAAAGACTTCAAGGATGTAGCAAAGGTTTTATCAGACTCTTCTCAGCAGTTTAAAGTACCTGCTTCAAAGATAAACAACGGTATATTCGAGAACTATTACAATAATGATATTGTAGATGGGTTTGACGCTAGGTTTAGAAGAGACTGTATTTTGAAATTAAACGGTATCGATTGGAAAAATGGTGCTATTAGACTAAGTGGCGTTGGCATGAAGTCAAACAGTCCTGAGTTTTATAACATAACGTTCTTCGGGAATACAGCTTCCTTGAAATCTATTATAGGAGATGATGATTTGTCAGACATAGAAGAGCTTAATGCTTTTACTCATAACTATAGCTACGGAAACGTAAGAAAGTACGCTGCTATAGGAGCTAATTTATCATATACAGGAGATATTGCTACAGGAATAACAGATGCGTCAACAAACTTCTACGAGCATCCAGATATGGCTTATCCATTTATATCTGCATCTGATAGGTATTTTGTAGATACTAACGAAGGAACTCCAGATATAGCGAAGAACAGAAACTTGTACACTAGTAATCCTGCTACGGTAGACAATTATACAGGACTTCTCTACACTGATCTAAAACCTGCTATAAAAGTAATCAGAGTAATGGAGATGATAGGTAGAAAGTACGGCTTTACGTTCTCAAAAGACTTTCTTAATGATGACAGTAGAACTGTTATGGATTCTTTGTATTTATGGTGTTCAAGAGAAAGTGGCAGAATAACTAATCTTATTGATACGAGCTTTGCTAATATATTAACCTCAAATTTCTCTTTATCGTCAGGAACAGAGATTAGAGTAAATGGGAATACTGAGTTTTATAGCCGTTCCGTAAAGAGGTTTAATAAGGTTCTAATAAATAAGGCTACAGCTAGATTTAAAATAACTCCTAATGACTTAAATGGTAACTATTCAATATTGATTAAAGACGAAGTGACAGGAGGTAGTTATTTCGTTTTAGAAAACGCACAAGGAGTCGTAGAGGTTTCTTTTGAGATGCCTGCTGGCGGTGGTGCTTTCGGTGCTGAAAGATATCACAAGCCTAAGATAACTATATCTACAAAAGGAGCTATAACGAGTGCTGTTTTGTCTGATGTAGTGTTTGAACAGATAGACAACATAAGCAGTCCAAACACTATAGAAACAGGAAACTACGCTGATTACAATGTATCTGGTCTTAGTTCTGATATAGATTTTAATATTATATCTACACCCAAGATAAAGACTATGGATTTCATAAGAAACTTTATGAAGATGTTTAATCTAGTTATGTACGTAAAAGATGACGAGTTAGTTTTAGAACCTCTTGACTGGTACATGAAAAAAGGAACTACACATGATATAACAAAATATTGTGATTTTAGCTCTCACAATATAAATAGAGGGGATATATATAAAGAAATAAACTTTGAATATAAAGAACCTAAAACTGTTTTTGCTATACAGAGTAATGAAGCAACAGGTGATGAGTACGGTAACGAGAGATTTAAGTCAAATGAGCTAACTTATTTCGATGGAGGTAAGTACGATGTAAAGGTAGGCGCTAGTCATATGCTTTACGAAAAGTTCGTGGATGAAGGTGGTGAGTTTTCTTTTCCTGTTTGGGGATACAGTGTATCGGACAGTTTTAGTAGTGTTAATGTGGATTCTTTGTTTTTCTTCGCTAGTAAAGGCGGATTCAACACAGGTAGTGGAAGTTTATTTTACATGACTGACGGAGTTACAAACAACACCACAACAGGAAATCGTATATTCTCTGCATCAAATTCTTACTACGACTTCAATAAAGGTAACTTGGCTTCTATAAACTTTGGTAGCGAATATTCGTCAGGAGGTGAGCAAGTAGTTGATAATAGTTTGTTTTCTATGTATTATCAAAACTACATACAGAACATATACAACGCACAGTCAAGAGTCTTGAAGATAAATGCAAATTTACCAATGGCATTGACGCTAGGAATTAATCTAAACGACTCTCTTATAATAGGTAGTGATAGGTATATTATAAACAGTATTAAAAAGAACATGAACACAGGTGTTTCGGATTTAACATTGCTCATTGATAATTATACTGGTAATATTCAAGACTTGAATCTTATAAACGGAGTTCTTGACGATGGATCACCTATAGAATTGAGGTCTTATGAATGGTTGGTAAGTGCGTTCACTATAAATAATAACGTATGTTCTTTAGATACAAATGTAGGTCAATCTATATTCATAAGCGATAATGATATAGTTTACGCTTACAATAGCTATGGGCAGTATTATTTTCCGTTGACAGGAGGTAATAGGCAATATAAAATAGCAGGTTACGAGTACGATGTCATAGAATTAGACTCTTTAGGCAACATAATAGATAAATTTGATTGTCCATGATAAAAGATATAATAAAACTACTATCCTCAGCAGATTTCTACGGAGTTTCTGAGAATATAGAGATAGCAAAAGGAAAGTACGCTATTCCAACAAGTATTAAACACGCATACGAACAAGGTAAAAGAAAAGCACATGGCAACTAAAAAAGTACTTGTACAGATAAAAGTAGAAGGAGCAGAACCGACTAAAAAGGTAACTAAAGAAGTAGATAAACTTGCAGAAGCCACTAAGAAGTTAGAGCACGAGCTTACGGATGAAGCAAAAGCACTTGCGCAAGTTAACTTACAGACAGCTCACGCAAAGAAAGCTAATAAAGAACTAGCACAGTCTAATATAGACATGGCTAACTCTACAGAGAAAGTAACAAAAGGATTAAACGAAATGAAGACCACAGCAGGTCTTTCTGGAGCTATTGTTACGGAATTTGGTAGAACTATCTCTGATGCACCTTACGGAATACGAGGAATGGGGAATAACCTTTCTCAATTAGGTTCTTTATTCGGTGTGTTTGCTGTAAACGTAAAGAAGAGCGGTAGAAGCATGACTGATGGATTCAAAGAAATCTTTGGTCAGATGAAAGGGATAATCGGTATTATGACAGCTTTACAGGTTGTTGTTGCAATAGCTCAAACAGAATGGTTTCAGAAATGGACAGAAGGATTGTTCTCTGTTAATAAGGGGTTAAAGGAGTTTGGCGAATTAATGAAAGAAACCTCTAAGATAGCAGGTGAATCTGTTGGTCAATTCAAGGTGTATGTATCTTTATTACAAGACGAGAACTTAGAGCAAGAAGAAAGAGTTAAGTTGATAAAACAACTAAACGAAGAATACCCAGAATTCAATGCTAGTTTGTTTGAGAGTACAGAGCAACAAGAGAAGCAAAATGAAGCTGTTGAAGACTATATAAAACTACTTAAGCAAAGAGCTAGAGCAGAGGCAGCTATGTCTAAGTTCAGAGAAGCAGAAGCTAAGATATTAGACCTAGAAACTTCTACAGACGCTAGAACAGCACCAATTGAAGCTGAAATAGAGAAGTTAAAAGAACTAGGCTATAATTACGTTCTTTCTACTAATCAAATAAACAGTATAATAAAGGATGGCTACACCACGAAAGAAGATATAACAAACCAAGCAATAGCGTTAAGACAGAATGAAATAAATCAAATAGAAAAAGAGAATGAAAAAGAGATAGAAGCTGAAAAGAAAAAGCAAAAATCACTAGAGAAATATTTTGATGCGGGTTCTTTAAATTCAAGAAGCAGAGGGTCAAGTAAGTCTAAAACTTCAAACAACGCTCCTTTAAGAGCTTTTAAGCAAGGTTCTTTACTTTTAAATACAGAAGAACAATCTTTTAATAACAAGAGAATAGCTCTAAACAGAAGAACGCAAGAGCAAATAATAGAAGACCAAAGAGAGGCTAGTGAGATATCAATAGACATAAAACTTGAAGAGTTTAAGGCAAAAGAGAAAATAAGGTTTGAATCTTATCTTAAAACAGCAAAACTTACAGACGAACAGAAAGAAGAAGCAAAAGAAGATTATTTAGAATCTATAGAACTTGCTGAAAAAGAAGCGGAATCTGTAATAAAAGCTATCCAAAAGGTTAGTCAGAAAAAACAAGAGCTAAGAGAAATAGATCAGGCTAATGCTAAAAAAGACAGAGAAGCAGGCTTAAGTGAAGCAGGTGGTCAAAGTGCTTTAGCTAGATCGGAAACAGAATTAGCTAAGTTAGACTCTCAGAAGGCTCTTGACGATTTGCTTTACGACAACAAAGTAGCTCAATTAAATAGACTTTTAGAACTAGAAACAGAAGACACGGAAAAAAGAAAAGACCTGATAAACGAGTTAGCTATTTATAAGATACAGAAAAGCGATACGGATTTGTTATACGCAAGAAAGGTAGAGGATGCGAAATACGATTTAACCGTTCAAGGCGTAAATGCTATAGCATCAATACTAGGTAAGCAAACGAAAGCGGGTAAGATAGCAGCTGCAACAGCGGCAACGATAAACACTTATCAAGCTATAACAAAAACTTTAGCAGAAACAACAGACCCTACGCCTACGCAATCTCTTAGGATAGCCAACGCAGCGGTTATAGGATTAGCTGGGTTTGCTCAAGTTAAAAACATCCTCTCTACTAACTCTCCAAACTCAAGCAGAGGATCGTCTTCTGGAGGAATAGGAAGTACAACCGTTCAAGCACCCGATTTTAACATCATCGGAAGCTCAGGGACTAATCAACTAGCAGAAGCTATAGGAAGTACTGAGAAGCAAGATATAAGAGCATATGTAGTTACATCAGACATAACTACAAAACAAGCATTAACAAGAAACATTAGAGAATCATCAGAAATATAAAGATATGGATACAATAGAAATGATAATTGACGAGAGTAAAGATTGGAGTGGTGTTATTGAAACACTTGCACTAACAGACACACCTGCAATAGAAGAAGAGTTTATAGCTCTTTCAGCAGAGCCTGTAGAGGTTCTTTTAGCAGAGGTAGACAAAGAGAGAAGAATACTAATGGGAGCTGTTCTAGTGCCTGATAAGAAGATTCTAAGAAAGGGAGATAATGGATATTACAATATTATGTTCTCAGCAGAAACTATCTCAAGAGCATCACAGTTATATCTTGAAAGGGGTAATCAACACAATTCTAACCTAGAGCACGAAATAGAGCTAACAGGACAAACTGTTGTTGAGTCTTGGATTATAGAAGATGAAGTTCATGATAAGTCAAGAAAGTTTGGTATGACACACCCTGTTGGAACATGGATGGTTTCAATGAAAGTTGACAACGATGAAGTGTGGAATGACTATGTAAAACTAGGTAAAGTAAAAGGGTTCTCTGTAGAGGGTTTATTCAGTGGTAAAGAAGTAGTTGACAACTATTATTCAAATGCTTTATCTATATTAAAAGAAGTTGTTGAATCTAAATTAAAAGAAAATGAGTAAGAGAGTTTGTCAATGTAAAAACGGAAGCTATTCTAAGGACTGCTGTGACGATTATTTAGCTCAAGGGATAGGTGAGTTAGATAATCAGTCAGAAGGCTTTATAACGAATGAAAACACCATTAGAACGCGTGTTAGAGTTAGAAACGCAACGGACATATAAGAATAGTTAATTTTGTATAATAATCAAATAATATTTTCATGAATAAAGAAAAAGAAGCTAAAGGCATCTTGGAAAAGGTTTTGACTATGTTGTCAGGCGTTGACAAGAAAGCAGAAGTGATGGAAGATGTTGTTGCTGAGGTAGAACTTTCGGAAGAGGCTGTTGAAACAGTTGTTGAAGAGGTTGTTATTGAAGCTGCACAAGAAGACGCTCAAGAGGTTATTGAAGAGCCTATTGAAGCAGAGTTATCAGCAGAACCTAAAGTAAATTATGTTACAGCAGAAGACTTTGAAAAGTTTAAAACTGAATTAACGGCTATCGTAAAAGGTAAAGTTGAAGAGGTTGAAGCTGAGAAGGTAGAGTTATCTGAGCAAGTAGTAGAGTTATCTGCGCAACCTGCAACAGAGCCTATTTTACACAGTCCTGAGATGAATACAGAAGGAGTATCTGGGTTTAGATACGCACAAAATAAACCAAAAGGAATGATGGACAACGTTATTGAACAATTATCAAAATATAAATAAAAAATGGCAACTACAACAACTATTACAACAACTTACGCAGGGGAAAAGCTAAGAGGCTATATCGCAACTGCTTTATTATCTGCTAACTCTATCTCAAACGGAGGGGTTTCAGTAAAGGCTAACGTTAAATACAAAGACGTTATCAAACAAATGGCATTAGGAACAGACCTTATTAAAGAAGGTTCTTGTGATTTCGATGCTACATCATCTGTTGATTTAACAGAAAGATATCTTGAACCAGAAGAGTTTCAAGTAAATATGCAATTATGTAAGCAAGACTTTAGAGATGATTGGGAAGCAATTTCTATGGGTTACTCTGCTTGGGATAACTTACCTCCAGACTTCGAGACTTATTTCGTAGCTAGAATTATTGCTAGAGTAGCAACAGCAAACGAAAGAATTATATGGCAAGGTGCTGATGCAGTTGCAGGAGAGTACGCAGGATTCTTAGAATTGTTTGCAGCAGACGCAGATGTGGTTAAATTAGTCGGAACAGCTATCACGGCAACTAACGTTGTTGATGAATTAGGAAGAGTGGTTGACGCAATTTTACCTCAATTATATGGTAATCCAGACTTATCTATCTATATTCCTCAAAACGTGTACAGAGCTTATGTAAGAGCTTTAGGTGGATTCCAATCAGGAGGTCAAGGTGCAGCAGGTTTCCAAGACAGAGGGAATAACCAAACTTTCGGAGACTTAGTGTTTGACGGAGTTAGATTACTTGTATGTAACGGATTGCCTGACAATACTATCGTAGCAGCAGAATCTTCTAACTTATGGTTTGGAACAGGATTGTTTAACGATCAAAATATGTTGAAAGTAAAAGACATGGAAGATGTTGATTTATCTCAGAATGTAAGATTCGCAATGAGATGGACTGCAACAGTAAATTACGGAATTGGAAGTGAAGTTATCACTTACGTACCAGTATAGAGATTAACTAATGATATCAAAGGGGGATTTCGGTCTCCCTTTTAACTAATAAAATAAATAATATGGCTTGTATTTTAACAACAGGGAGATCAAAACCTTGTAAAGATGCTGTAGGTGGTATCAGAAAGTTATACTTTGTTGATTTTGGACAGCTTGGTGAAGTAACCGAGGTTGAAGATGAAATCACAGAGATTGACGGAACGTTTACTTACTATGAGTATGATGTAAAAGGAAACTCAGAACTAACTCAGAATATCAACTCTTCTCTTGAGAATGGTACTACGTTCTTTGAGCAAGTTGTTAGTGCTACTTTTACTAAACTAACAAAAGAAGATAATAAAGAATTAAAACTAATGGTTTACGGTCAGCCTCATGTATTCGTTGAAGATTACAAAGGTAACGTAATGTGTGTTGGTCTTGAGAATGGAGCTGATGTAACAGAAGGAACAGCGGTAACAGGAACGGCAATGGGAGACCTTAATGGATATACTCTTTCATTAACAGCTAACGAAGTATGCTTTGCTAACTTTGTAGACCCTGCTTTAAATGTAGGTGGTTTCTTACAAGGAATCGTAGGTACTGCAACAGCAGGTTCTCAGAGAGATCCATTATAACAGTATTTTTTTATCACAGTACAACTAAAGGTGTCTTCGGATGCCTTTTTTTGGCTCGAAACGTGAGTATGGCATTAGTTAATTTTACATGATAGTACTAACCACGTCAACTGACGCACAAACAATAACATTTATACCAAGAAAGTATCTACTTGCAGGTAAACTTGTTCTTACTAGAAAAGACGAGAGAGATGTTATTATACTCTCTGCTGAATTCAATAGGGTTGATAACTATATAGACGCAACAGCAATATTTAATCTCACAGAAGGAAGTAGGTATTCTCTTAGAGTTGTTTCTTCTAGTTCTGATTTCTTTGCTAGAGTAGAAGCTGATTATGGAATTATAGAAGCAGAAGATTGCGTTGACGACTTCCTTGACAATTCAATAGGGTCAGAAGAGGTTTTATATAGAGATATAATTCTATGTACAGACCAAACAGAATACGATAGATACAATATCCAGAAAGGAGAATACATTGAAGCAGAAACAACTGATAACGAATATGTTGTTGTAAACGATTAGACATGAGCAGAAGAAATCATAAGAAAACATTAGCTACAAAAGACAACGGAGCTATTCATATAGTTGAAATGTCTTCACATACAAGACCAGAGGTTACTGAAAACGCAGGACAGGATTGGATTGAGTATGGTGCTGATAACGACTATTACACTTACCTTATAAATAGATATAACGGTAGTGCGACGAACAACGCTGCTATAAACGGTATTGTTGAGATGATATACGGAAAAGGTATTGAGGTTATTGAAGGAGAAGACTCTGATTTGTCAAAGAAAGTAAAGAAACTGTTTCCTAAAGAAGACACTAGAAGAATATGTAATGACTTCTATACGCTAGGAGGCGGTGCTTGTCAGGTTATATATTCAAAGAGTGGTAAAGAGATTATGCCAATAGTTCATATGCCTGTTGAAACATTAAGAGCAGAGAAAGCAATTGGTGGTGTTATAAAAGGATACTACTATTCACCTGATTGGAGTCAAGCAACAAGATCAGGCAAGAACGCTCCAAAGAGATACCCTGCATTTGGTTATGGAAATGGAAAACAAGTAGAGATACTATTCATAAAGCCTTATAAAGCAGGTTACTTCTATTACTCTCCCGTATCTTATCAAGGAGGTATTCAGTACGCTGAACTAGAAGAAGAAATAGCTAACTACCACATAAACAATATAAAGAACGGATTATCTCCAAGTATGTTAATTAACTTTAACAATGGAGTTCCTTCACCAGAAGATAGATCAAAGATAGAAAAGAGTATTATCGATAAGTTTGGTGGATCATCAAATAGCGGTAAGTTTATTCTTGCTTTTAACGACAGTAGAGAGTTAGCAGCTTCAATAGAGCCTGTTATCTTATCTGATGCCGCAGAACAATATCAATTCCTAGCAGACGAATCTCGTAATAAGATTATGGTTTCTCATAGGATTGTGTCAGGAATGATAGTTGGTATAAAAGAACAGACTGGATTAGGAAACAATGCTGAGGAGTTACAAACAGCATCAACTCTTATGGACAACATAGTTATTAGACCTTATCAAGTAACTATATTAGATGCTTTTGAGAAGATACTTGACTACAACGGAATGGAAGACGAAGAGCTTTACTTTAAGACGTTACAGCCTCTTGAATTTACTAACCTAGAGAACGCTATCACAGAGGAAGAGATAGAGCGTGAAACAGGTCAGAAAGGAGCTAAAACAGATACAGGAATGGTAACAGAACAAGATATATAACATGGCTAAAGCATTATTCATAAAAACCTCTGACATTGTAAAGAAGACTTCTTTATCAGGTAGTGTTGATTCAAACAAGTTTCTACAGTACGTAGAGGTCGCTCAAGAGATTCATGTTCAGAACTTACTTGGTACAGATTTATACGACAAGATAAGCAGTGATATTGTAGGAGGTACTTTGTCAGGAGATTATAAAGACCTTGTTGATGATTATATTAAACCTATTCTTATTAACTACGGTATGGTTGAGTATTTAGGTTTTGCACAGTACGAGATAAGTAACGCAGGGATATATAAACACCGTATAGAAACCTCTGAGACGGCTTCAAAAGAAGAAGTGGACTATCTTGTTGGGAAACATAAAAACTACGCTGATTACTACTCTGATAGACTTATAGAGTATTTGTGTATGAACGGAACAAGAGATAAGTTTCCAGAGTACTATACAAATAGCGGAAATGATATTAAACCAGATAAACAAGTAACATACACTCCATGGAATCTAAGATAAGAACTTACAAGCCAAAACAAGGAAACGAAAACAAACTAAAAGTATATCTAAAAAAAATAGAAGATGTCAAACAACACAGGGTGGGGTCAAGCTCACATAAATAACGAAATAGGGTACGGACAAGGATCAGCAAATAACACTATAGGCTGGGGTTCTGTCTACTTGCTTTCTTGGAGTGGAGATACGTTTCTTGAAGGTCTTAGTCAAGACGCTATAATCTTTAAAGATAGAGTTGTTTCTGATGGAGGTATTGTAGAGTCTTTGTACTGTGTTAGTCAATCAATTAAATAAAAATATATTATGAGTAAAGCATTTACATACATACCAAGTGCGTATAAAGCAGGAACAGCATATGTACCTATACCAAATACAGCAGCAGGAGATTATGATTTCGCAAGAGATAGCGTAGCCACAAGAGTAAACGAGAACGGAGTTATTGAAGAAATGGCTAAAGACGTACCTAGAATAGATTATTCTGATGGAGGATGTCCTGTTTTGTTGTTGGATGGAGAGAGCACTAATCACGTACAGTATTCGTACGACTTCACAAACCCTTATTGGGTGAAAAGAGGTGGCTCGTCTGCTATACAGAACTTAATTAGCCCAAGGGGAATCAATGAAGCGTGCAGTATAACTTTTGCTATGTCGTCTAGTGACGATATATACAGAACAAACATCCTTTCATCTGGGAGCAATAACATAGCCTTATCTATGTGGATTAAAAACACCACAAATAGCTTGAAAAAAATTAAAATCAATAACGCACAATCGCCTTCATCGGGGGATTGGAGGGTTGATTTATCTATGATATCTAACGAGTGGACTAGAATTGACAAAAATCACGAATCGGTAACTGTAGTAATTCCGATAGCTGACACTAGTGGCTTTGGTATCCAGTTTCAATCTCTTATAGCTAGCGAGTTCGTAACTATAGGCGTGTGGGGTGTTCAGGCTGAGGTTTCAGAAAACACATCTTCATACATCTCAACAAACGGATCAACAGCAACACGTAACGCTGATGTTTGCGGAAACTCACAACAAGTCTACAACCCTAATTCATTGGTTTGGAAGTTGAATATGGCGGCTTTGAGTGATACGCAATCAAATAACGATGACGTAATAACTATAAACAATACTACTGCAAACTCTATTAGATTAGGTTATACAAACGAAAACGAAGCTAGATTCAGTATTGCTTCAAATTCATCTTACATAGGTCAATACTATCTAAATGTAAATAGTTCATCTTCATACAATGACTTTTCTATTAAATCAACATCTGATAACTTTTTTATAAAAGTAAACGGTATTTTAGTCAATGTAAACACACTTACTAAGCCTTTATCTTTAGAGCGTAAAGATTACCATGATGGTAATAATTCATTCCCATTCAAAGGCAAAATACAATCAGACATAGTTTCAGAAGATTTAACCACGTTTGATTCAACGGTTACTTCTATCGCTGAAATACTAACTAATTCTAAATTAACGATAAGATAATGGCAAAAATATTTAAATGGAATCCTAACCAAACAGCAACAGGAAAAGGTGTTAGTGTAGCTACCGTAGAAGATACAGCAACAGGTGTTGTTGAGGGTGTTGGAATGGGATGTGATAGAATAGCTACAAAGACAGCTACAGGAAGAGATGGTTTATTATATTCAGCTCTGACAAAAGAGCCTGCAATGACTTTGAAAGATGGTGTGTTAGTTGCTAGTTTGGAGGGAGAGAGTACTAATTTTTGTAGTTGGTCTAACGACTTCGGTCAATGGAGTAAAATAGGAAATAGTCCTACAATAACAGGGGGGCAGTACAACTCATTAACTGGAAAAAATGACGCTACTCTATACTCTAATCCATTAAACAACGGAGGAATAAGAACTAGTGCTGTTAACTCAGAGGGAGTAGGAAGCGTGTTTGTTAAAGGGGATCAAGGAAAGTCTTTTAAGATGGATTTAGCTTCTGGAGATTCAGTCATACATACTTTTAATGGAGAATGGGAGAGAGTTAGTGTGTTGTCTACAATACCATACACTACCGTTTCCATAAACAACTATACAGGCTCTACAGGTGTAGATTTCTTAATGTATCAATGTGACGTCACAGAGTTAAATTATCTAACTAGCCCTATTTTCACAAACGGCTCAACCCAAACAAGAGATGCTGACGTAGGATTTAAAACACCTGATATTTCTTCTTTGATTAATTTGAATAGTGGAGTTTTAGAGGTTGAAATGGCTGCTTTAGTTAATGGGGGAGCGAACAGAAAATTAAGCATAAGCGATGGAACAAATGACAATCGTGTAGAGTTTGGATATAATTCAAGTTCTAATAATTTAACACTAACCATATCTATTGGAGGTGTTCTTTTAGCTAATACAGCTTTTGATGCGGGATTTGACCAAACGATAAAGGCTTTGTATGAGTTAGATTTTACAACAAACAACCCTACTTTAAAAAGGGATGGTGTGAATGTATGGACTGACAATATTACAATAAACGCTACAGAAATGAAGTATATTAAAATGAGTAACGCTATAGATTTAGACAATACAGAGGCTAACGTTAACTATTTAAAATTCACATCAAATGACTAGAATTAAACAACCTAAAATAAGTAAACATCTTTTCGACACAGAAGAAGAAGCGTTAAGCGTTGTAGATAGTTTTAAGCACGTTTTAAGCGAAGATGGAGAGATTTTAACACCTTGCTATCATAAAACAATGGGACTTAAAGCAGAGGTAACTAAAACGGTTTACGAGAAAGAAACGGTACAAATCTTAAACGAAGAAACAGGTAAGAATGAATCTTGGGAAATAGATACAGATGAAGTTATTCAAGAATCTTATCCAACAGGTAAATGGCAGTTAGATATTCTTTGGTTTTTTGAAGAGGACGAAGAGTTTAAAGTTCCAAAAGAACTAGAGGAATCTAAAATAGATTTACTTCATGAAGGTAATCATGGATTAGCAGGTTACAGTTATTTAAAAAATAAAATATAATAATTAAATTCAATAAAAATGGCAACAAGAACAACAAGAACAGTATCTCCAAGTAGAAAAAAAGGATCTAAAAAAAGAAGCTAATTGATTAAATCTATAAGAACATTT